AAGCATTAAAGAATTCGCTTGAATTAACTAAGGAGATTATTAATGACTGATAAAGTATGGGTAATGGTTGAATGCATTTCTACCTTTCGTGAGCGATATCTTGTTGAAGCACCGAAAGATCATCCTGAATATGCTTTAGATGATGTAACAATGGAGCGTCCAAAAGAATTTTCACAGAAGTGGCTTGGCGAAACTATCGTAAGCCATCGAGTAGTTTCCACAATGGAAGCATTAGATATCTGTGATGTTGATAATGATTATTGTTCTGATTGGACTGACGAACAAAAGATTCGTACTTTCTTTACTAAAGATGGCGAAACGTCTTGGTCGTACTGTTGATGTTGGAACATTAGAATGGTGGGCAAACCAGCAAGAGCGTACATGATACTGCATTGCTAAACGCAGTGTTGAAGATTTATCAGCGTCTTGGTGGTACTTATCCGGTTGCTGACACTGTTCTGTCTCACAGCGAAGCAGGGCATGATCTTTATGACTTCTTGCCTACTAGCATCAAGGACCGTGTTAAGGCATTAGGAGTCAAGTAATGAAGCGTTTTCTTTACATCATTCAGACGAAGCACAACAACATCTTGGGGTTTGGTGTATGTGCTATACCCGGCAAGCGTTTGCAGGATTACGTATCACACAGTGCCTGCAAGCAAGAATTTGCATGTCTGTACTACGGAAACAAGACTGACATTGATGCGCTGGAAGATTACATCAAAAATGAATGGTCCAACATTCGTCTTAACATTAATGGTAAGTGGAAGTGGGAATGGATTGATCCAGAAGCAAACAAGTCAGTAGATGAGTTGATTGCACTAGTTGACAGTAAGATTGTTGGACATCCTATGACAAACGTAGGTAAGCTAAAGTCTGACTTTCTCCCATTCAAGAATTATTACTCAAAGACTCCTATCAGGAAAGATGTTCTAGCCTTCGATCCTTATAGCTTTCTGGAGTTTAAGGCTTGACAACTGCTAGTATATAGTGTATTATATACATACATTACTAGAGAAAGCAACAAATGACTACCTACGCTCTCATTGATACAGCTAACACTTTCTTCCGCGCCCGGCATGTGGCCTCTCGCAACAGCGACACTTGGGAGAAGATTGGCATGGCTATGCACCTTACGCTCGCTTCTGTCAATCAAGCAGTACGCATGTTCAATGTTGATCATGTTGTCTTCACGCTTGAAGGTAGGTCTTGGCGTAAGGGTTTCTATGCACCTTATAAGGCTAATCGGGTAGTCACTAATGCCACAGAAGCCGAGGTCGAGGAGAACAAGATGTTCTGGGAGACCTACGAGACTTTCACTACTTTTCTCAAAGAAAAGACTAACGCCAGCGTCCTTCGCTGTGAGAATGCTGAAGCTGATGATCTTATCGCTCGGTTCGTTCACATGCACCCTGACGACACACATTACATCATCTCATCCGACACTGACTTCGTTCAGTTGATCAGCGATAATGTTCATCAATATAACGGTGTTGCTGGTCAACTGATCAAGCTTGATGGATACTATGATGATCGTGGTCGTCCACTCAAAGACAAGAAGACTGGTGAACAAAAGCTTCTTGAGGACCCTGAGTATCTGCTGTTTAAGAAGATCATTCGTGGTGACTCTACTGACAATGTGTTCAGTGCTTATCCTGGTGTCCGTGAGAAGGGTTCTAAGAACGCTGTCGGTATTAAAGAAGCATTTGATGATCGTGTCAAGCAGGGCTTCAAGTGGAACAACATGATGCTACAGCGTTGGACTGACCATAACGGAGTAGAACATCGTGTCCGTGATGACTACGAGCGCAATCGTACTCTCATTGATTTGGCTGCTCAGCCTGCTGACATCAAGGAAGCAGTTGATAATGTTATTCGTAACAATGTTCGAGTAGATACAACTCCGCAAGTCGGTGTTCATCTAATGCGATTCTGTGGTAAGTACGAACTTCAAAAGATTTCCGAACAAGCAGAGACTTATGCTAAGTGGTTGAATAAGCCTTATGCAGGACAACTACGAAAGGTTGCTGCGTGAAAAAGTCCTGTGGTCAATGCGGTTATGTGCGATCTATGCTACAAGCAGATATTGATGACCTAAGGTCTGAACTGGAGGCGCGGGACCAGGCGCTAGAAGACATGAAGAATGAACGGGACGCTGCGTTAGATAGAGCCTTAAAGGCTGAACAACGACGGGAAAACATTAACCATTCAAACGATACAGGTAAAACTTATGAGTGATAACCTAGCTAAACGCACTGAATACCTCTGCAAGGATTGCAAGCATAGCTTCGTCTCATTAACAGATCGGATTGTGAGTTTTGGGTTTCCAGATTCATTTTCATATAAGTGTCGCAAGAGTTATAAACCAGCATCGATTGAGGGAGATCCGGTTGTCGGTGCTACTAAAGTAGCCGGGGGTTATGAAACCTGTCGGCTGACGAGGCTTTCTAGCGCAATATGTGGACATCAAGGCAGGCTTTGGTCACCGAAACATAAGAAAGACTTCTTTAAGTTGATTACAAAGGAAAACTATTAATGGCTGAAGAGCCTAAGCAAACTATTGACTGGAATGCTTTTGAGAAGCTAGAGCAAGAAGCGGCGGCGGTTTTAAAAAAGGACTGTTCTGCGTTCTGGGATAAGCTGTCTTATGATGAAAAACTCATGGCTTTCTATTCCGTAGTCTCACGCATTGTTCAGGGTGAACTAAACGATAAGAGATCGTATAGAGGTATTCTATATGAAAACTTTGGATTTGATGTGGATTCTTACGCCGTTGGCATTGAATGCGGATTCATGCAGCTACATAACGCTATCGAGGAAGATGTAAGACCTTGGGTAAAGGCACACAAACTTAAAAAGGAAGAAAACAATGGACAATGATCTAGTAGCAAAGCCTATCATTAAGAATCAGTTTTGGATTGTTACTGACGGCAAGAAGAAGGTTGGAAACATTGAAGCAAATAATGCTGGATATGGTGTTCAGCTTAATGGTCATTCGCTTCAGTTTGACAACACAAATGATATAAAGAAGAAGACTAACATTAGGTTTGAGGCTATCAAGTCTAACAAGACTAAGGCAGGTGTTCCTTATCCACAGTATCCTACTCCTGCAAAGATATATAACTCTATCTTTGATGTTCAGCGCGGTCTTCATCTGTTCACTGAGACTAGCAAGAGCATGTGCCTACATGCAGCAGGTTGGTTTATGCTGGATCAAAACGGAAGCAAGAGTGTAGTATTCTGCCCCAAATATATTTTCATTCAACGCTATTCATATAAGGGCCCGTTTAAAACTGAAGCCGAAGCATCAAATGAGATAAATATCTAGTTATGTTACACGTCCAACGATTCATGAACAAGATGTCGGTAGTAGAATCCAAGCAAAACAAAGATGTGGTTCTACCTATCGCTGATGCTCGTGGATTGAGAGATGACATCATAAAGCTATTGTCCGATCTACATGAGTTGAATAGCAACAAAAGAGAAGACAAGAACGAGACTATGCAAATTGAGATAAAAGGTGGTTCATTTAAATGAGCAGAAATCAACCAGTAGTACTCCTAGAGTATGTTGATAAGAAAACATATAAGTGCGACCAGATCGTAGAAGCAGCCGGTATTTGGGCAGTGTTTCATGATGGTCAACCTATTAACCTCAAATCCTCGCACTATTTGACTAATGATGCGGCTCCCAAGTATAAGAAGACCAGCTTCTCTAATCCTGGACATGCTAGAAATCTATGCCGCAAGTTGAATTCACAGTTCAAGACTGACAAGTTCACCGTGGTCCTTCTCAATTCTGGAAGACAAGTATATCCAGACTCGCTAGTAGATGATGACTAACAATGAAGGACTCTAAGACTTATCGCTCTATTTTTATTTCCGATGTACACTTAGGTACAAGAGATTGCCAGGCCGGCAAGCTTAATAACTTTCTCAAACACAATACGTGCGAAACATTATATCTTGTAGGAGATATCATTGACGCATGGAAAATCCAACAAAACAAATGGCGATGGAAACAAAGTCACACTAATGTTGTGCGGAGAGTGCTTGGTCACGCTAAGAGAGGCACTCGTGTTGTGTATGTTGCCGGTAATCATGATGAGTTCTTGCGACCGATGATACCATATGGATTTAGTTTTGGACTCATTGAAATACACAATCAAACCGAACATGTTGGTGTAGATGGCAGGCGCTATTTGATTACACATGGTGACTTGTTTGATGGCATTACTAGGATTGCATCTTGGCTTGCATTTTTAGGGGATAAAGCATACGATGTGGTGTTAGAATGGAACAGGAAGTTTAACTGGATACGCCATAAGTTAGGCTTTGGCTACTGGAGTTTAAGTAAATTTCTCAAGCATAAGGTTAAGAAAGCTAGTGACTTTATTTTTCAATTCGAAAATAACATATCACAATACTGTAAAAAGCGTGGGTTTGATGGAGTAATATGCGGCCACATACATCATGCAGAGATTAAAGAGATATTCGGTGTCGCGTACATGAATGATGGTGACTGGGTTGAAAGCTGCACAGCCTTAGTTGAGCATCACGACGGTCGTTGGGAAATAGTTACATGGATTAAGGAGAAGGATGATCTACCCTAAATCCA